ACCGATTTTGTCGCTAATTGCCTCCAAGCTGTCCGTGGTATTGTCGTATGAGGATGCCGCCGCTGTTGCTGACTTACTTAACATTTTTGCAATAACTGAGTCGTCCACAACCGCTGCAGGATATACTCCTGTGCCGTCAGCTGCACCGGTCAGCTTTTCCAGTGCCGCGCCGTCAATAAAATCATCCACAGTGTCAATAGCAGTTTTTACCGCTGCTATGTCAGCGGAAATCGAAGCCCCTACTGAGGCCCCTAGTTCAGACTGTAGGTACTCGACTCTTTCCAGTAAGCTCCCGTCGGCGTTTGCAACTACCGCAGATGAGTCAAACCCGTTGTCTGCATCGTTTGCACCAATCGGATTGTCGGAACTATCTACTGCTCCGAGTTTCCCTTGAATTACTTCTAGTCTTTCTAGTATTGAACCGTCGGCGTTTGCGGTTACGCTTGATGAATCAAACTGATTATTCGAGTTATTTGCACCGAGCATATTATCGGCATTGTCATGATGCATTAAAACCAACTCCTTGTATAAAATTTTAGGCCACTCAAACCGAGTGGCCTCGTTAACTAGCGCTCGTTACTTAATCGTAAATCGCTGTCTGAGCAATCTCCCCAGCATATCTCGGTTTCGACATCACATAGAATGCCACACCATCAGTCTGCGATGATCCAGCGTCGCCAAGATCAACCTGGAAGCAATCATATCCGTCACCCAGCATTGATGCGTCGACTGGAATCACATAGGTCCTGTTAGCCGTAGCTGGAATGGTGAACGTATTACTTGATGCGGTTCTCGGCACCAGGATATCCTCGTTCTTTTGAATGCCGTTTGCCGAAGCAGTAGTCCCGGAAGTGCCGCCGGTGATCGTTTCATTATCAACAAAGGTAGTACCATTGAAGGTATGACAGATAAGGTGATCGCCATTATCATAGACCACAACGCCGGTTCCACCCCCGCCGCCTGTAACGGTTTCACCGACGGTGAATGCTCCGCTTGCGCCATCATAGTCAAGACGGAAGCCGGTGGAGTAGTACCTTGTGAATTCTAAATCAGTAGTTCCTCCCGAAACAAGAGTAGCCTTGTCCAGGGTTACGGCGACAGTCGCGCCGGCTGTTGGCCCGATCATGATTACTACGTCACAGTGGTCGTAGTTTTTCATACTTACAAAATCGCCCGCCTTTGGGCCGGCAGACAGGTCAACGGGGAATACCGCAGGAACGATATGAATATCAGATTTAATTGCTGGCATGTTTTTTTTCCTCCTCGTTTGTTAAATAATTAAACCGACTATTTCTAGTCAGTTGCTTACAGGGATCTTGATCATTTTCCGGAAATAAACTGTCCATTTTTCTCGGTTATGGTTAGTCTTGGGGTGGCAATTATGACAAAGTGCAATTAAGTTGTCTTCAAGGCAATTGTCTTTGTTATAATCAATATGGTGAACGTCTAACTTCCGATCGTTCCTATCTTCGCCCTCCCCGCAAAGTTGACACCTATAACCGTCACGATAACGGATAGATTCTTTAAGTCGTTCGTTAAAGTCTGGTGGATATGGTAGAAAGGATATTCCGCCATTCCACGCAGAAGCTTTTTCGCCAACTTGGTATCTATCCTTACATTCACGGCCACAAAAATAGTTACCTCGCCTACCGAAAAGGCATTTTTTAACAGGTATTCGTTTTCCACACATAGCACAATCTGCATCTATACATGAGTATCTAGAATTTCTGTTCCCAGTGATCATAATACCCATACATTCACGCGAACAATACTTTCCGCCATTTCGTACTAGTTGCCCAGGATAAACCCTGAATTTCTTTTGACAATTTGGGTTCTGACATATTTGCTCGATTAATGTGCCAGGGCGTCCGCCAGATTTTAAACTGGTGTTGTCCTTATAATGGCATTCCCGTGAACAATAGTTCTTCCCATTGTGGTTTACCAACGACGGTGACAATAATATAAGTTTGCCACAACCAAAGTTGCCACATTTTACTTCTATCTTTGAAAACTTCGGACTATTTTTCCCTCGCTGATGTTCTATTTTGCAGCTATTACTACAATATTTCCCGTAACCTTTTGCGGCTTTATTAGGTGCTACATAAAACTCTTTGCTACAATTTAGGCATTCCCTTAGAATTGGTATCCAAAAACACCTCCAAGCAGCACTCTTGCTTAAAAGCAAGAAAGCAAGACTTATAACGCCTTGCTTTCGATTATTGCTTTTTTAATGATTTTCTAACGTGCCGCCAATGTCACAAAGGGGGACTGGGCCGAAGATCCCTTATATGGGGTAAGTGGAGAATTCCACAATGGTTGCCCCGAAATTCTGTAGATGAAACGGAATACTTGCTCATCGTTTAGGAATCTCACATGTATACTTGAGGCGGATTGCATTCCGCCTTTGTCGATAATGATATATTGCGAGAGATCCGCTAAAACAATGTCCCCCACATCCCCAAGTGCGGACGCCTGTTCAATTGGTATAACAGGACGACCAAATAATTGGCCATAAGGCGCAGCGGATAGCCCACCCGCTGGCAGATAAACCGGCACCCCACCCGTGCCAACAGACAGCGAAAGTCCTGACATTTGTGGCTCAACCTCGCTATTTATTAGCCACACTGAATTGGCCCTACTTTTTGGCCACATTCTTTGCCAAATTTTAAAAATATTCTCTGCGATCAAGGTATCAGCCGCTTGCCCAGTTTCCTTGGGCACAGTCACAAGACAATTGGCATTTAGCAAACCCAAGGGTTGTCCCGCTCCCGTACCACGGAAAATCGCATCATCTACCTTAAATGCAAATTCCTCTGTGAAGGCTTGCGTTATTACGGATTCTAATGCCTCTGTATCCTGTAAGAGCTCATCTGTTGCATAGCACAGTCCCATCAACTTGTTCAGTGTTAGTTCCATCTTGCGGAATTTTGGCTTAGTTTCAGTTGTTGCATCTGCCTCATTTTCCCAATACGCCTGAACACCACCCCAACGGGACCCATTTGCTCGACTGGTTTCATCAATTGCGTTCATTCTTAACCCGTTAGCCATTGGGCTAATTGGTATTTTGCGGCACTTACTGGCCAATATGCCAGTTTCATAAATACGTTTTAATAATTCAGTTGTAAAATCTTGTTGAACCAAAAACCCACCATCACTGGGAACCCCTTCGCCTAGTCCAGAGACCGCATTTCTTGCAGTAAGACGAGGGTCAATGCTGCCCCCGAGTCTGCTTGAATCAATAATAGCCCTTAATTGTTCACCGAGGCTGGAAAATTTTCTGTCAGCCCCGAGATCACGCCCAACAACTACCCCACTCGGCCTAATTACAGGGTCAGCAGGAGCGTCGAGCACTGCAGCCCTGTTTTGGATACCTTCAGCTGCCTTAATCGTATCTGCAAAGCCATTAATTTGTGTCTGCAGGGAATTGAATTGAGTCTTTTCCTCATCGGTCATTGCCCTGTTTTCAGAAACTGCTTTGTCAATGATCCCCTGTTGCAGATCACACAGATTGGAATAATTTTGTCTGAGTTCTTGTAAATTAATCTAATTCATACCTCCTGTTTTGTTTCTGTTTGCTTGGATTGGAACTTGAAATAAAAACAACGGCGGTTGCCGTTGGGGTGTTGGGTTATTTATGACTGGATCTTCCTTATTTGAAGTGCCTTCTCCGATTTGATTAAGCACTTCATTTAATAGATCGTTAGCTTGCCTGATGCGGTTTTCATTGGCGGTAGATAGTGTCCTGCCTTCGTTTTTGGTATCGATGTTTCGAATGGCTACTTCTTCCCATTTTGGCGGATGATTGAATCGGCTTAGGTCAAACTTTTGCCCATTCATGATTAAATGTCCCTTGTCCATGGATGCAGCTATTTGCCTTTCTCCTTCTATTTCGTCAGCAAAACCAAGTTTGACAGCTTCTTCAGCGGTAAGCCATGTTTCTGAGTCCATTATGCCAGAAACCTCATCTTTGCTTAATCCAGTTTTGTCAACATACGCCAAGATAATTGATTCTTTGATTGCCTCTAGGTCTTCAGCCATTTTGACTAATTCTTTAGCGTAATAATAGCCAAGTAGACCGGCAAGCGGATTATGGACCATCTGCATGGCGTTTATAGGCATTGATACAACATCACATGCTGTAAGCACTACTGAGGCTATACTTGCTGCCAATCCATCAACATGGCCAAATTTCTTGGCTTTATGACGTTTTAAAATAGTTCTAATCGCTTGCCCTGCGAAAACGTCTCCACCATCCGAATTGATGTAAACGTGAAGCTCGTCAATATCACCCAGGGCATCCATTTCGTCTTTAAATTGCTGAGGGCTTACTTCGTCACCCCACCACGTTGTTGATGATATTGGGCCATAAAGCATTAACTCTCCAACCTTTGGATTTTCTGCAGAGTTTTTAAATTTCCAAAACTTATTCTTACTCAATTCTCCTCACCCCCATCCATCCATATGGTATATTTCGTTTCCCTGTCTTCGTCTGACGTTTTTTCGAAACCATGCTTTTCTGCTAAACTTTTCGACGCCTCATTATCGGAGGATGTAATCCATAATATTTTTGTGATATTAGGCAAATCATTTGGAGCATCTTTAATTGCTTGATCAACCATTTCATCAGCAATCCCTTGCCCTCGATAATCCGGGTCGACTGCTATGTTAAAATGCCCCTTCTTGCCGGTTGCACGGTTTTCAATAAAGCCAACGGGCCTTCCGTCTCTTTCAACGATGTATCGATATTGTGCATCGTCATAAAAATAACGTGGCCCGAGTTCAGCTTTTTCCTCTTTTGGGAGAGTCTTGATGACCTGTTTAACTTCCGATAGTTTATCTTCATTGATCTCGTTAGACGGCCTGAATCGAGCAAAGTAGGATGACTTCACATTATTCTTGGTAACCGTCTCTGGTGTCTGTGTTTGCCTTGGTTGTTGCTTAGTTGCCGTTTCCGTAGAAATCATGTTACCGTTTACTAAATATGCTTCGCCAGCAACCCCACCAATTGGATTTTCGTCGTCCAGTTCGCGCCATTCATCGGCATTTATTACGCCATTCTGACGTTTAGTGTTGAGATATGCCCCGCGAGCTGCGGCATCACCGCGAAGCAAAGCTTCTACGTTAAACTTAACATAGTAACCATCAGCTCGTTCCGCAGGTGTGAATAATTTCCAGTTCATAGCCTGTTCAAAGCGGGTAATTACGGGAAGCATGGAATACTGTACATACTCGATGCCTTGGTGTTCGATGTTGTTATTAGTTGAGCGTTCTAAGTTGGCTACCATGTGGGGTGGCACCCGCATAAGGCCACACATTTGATTGTCTGTGAGCTTTAGGATTTCAATCGTTTGCGCATCATCAAGTGGCATTGGAATACGGTTAAATTTAAGGCCACTGTGGAGAATAATTGGCAACCACGAGTTTGCTAAACCTGATCCGCGCTCGATGAATTTTGTCCGCAGGTCATCCACTGTCTCTTGTGTCATAGCTTGGTCTGTTTCTAGAACCGCGCCGACATTCATCCCCTGACCATAGAACCGTTCGACGAACTCACTCACCGAAAGCCCCAGCCCGATATACTCCCTCATCATCGAGATCACAGAATAACCCTTGATACCGTTATATCCAAGCCCTGGGACATGGAGTACCCGTTCTGCAGGTAAGGTTTCTATTTTTATTCCATTTTCATAAATGTGGTATTCGATCTTCGAGGTATCCTTGTTTCGCTTAACTTCCACCTGATCCCAAGGCCAAGGGTATAAATCGATAGGTTGACCACGGTTGTTTGTGGTAATTATTGAGTAGCAATTACCAGAGCAATCGAGGTGTCCATTCATGGTTTCCCGCCAGGTTAGACTTGTCATCTCTTTGTTTGGCACTGCATGAATTAAACCATGCACCGGATGATCACCGGCCTCGTCACGACCTTTTCCATTTCTTCTTTTTCGATAAACGCTTAACGGCAACATAGCGAAACTCTCTGAGCGAACCCGAACGCAAGAGTAAAAAGTGATGTACCTTAATGCCGTATGTTCATTTACCCTAACCCCTGTTTTTGTTGGCATTCCGCCAAACCACATACCCATATCCCTGTCAAGGTCGGCTACTGAGTAGTTTTTTAGCAATAGTTTTTTGATTAATCCCACTCAATCACTTCCCCCTTCCTGGATACATTAGCCAAAGGCCGCCAATTATCCACATTATCGGTGGGTAAATCGTCCATAGGCCATAAAGGAGCATCAAAAAACCCGCTAAAATAGCGAGTTCTTGAATAGCTTCTTGCTTTATTTTGAGACTCGGCAAACGAATCCTGGGCAACTTGGTTGATATTTTCAAAGTGATTACCTCCTTTTGTTGCTAGAGAAAGAATACTCCAGGTTGTTTCGGTTTTTCCACCACCATCGCCCGTCTCATCGCCGTAATAATGGCGGCCAACAAGTCAATCCTCTGCGTGTCGTCCTTATGCTTTTTCGAAAGCATAATTAATCCGCCACCCTTATCAACCTCCATCGCATTACTCACGCACCAAGTCAATAATGGGCTGCCGTCGTGG